TTCATACAGCGCGCAGCGCAGTGGTGGGGCTTTGTAAATTCTCGCCTTCTTCCAGAGCCGACTAACTCTGAAGAGGCCACCATACGCTTCCCCAAGAGCATGGAGGGCTATGTTACCGCAGATGCCACCGTTGAGGCCGTTGCGAAAGAACTGCGCCATGTGAAGAACCAGATCAAGCAGCTCGAAGAATACGAGGAAAAGGCTACTTTCGTTCTTCAAAAGTGCATGGGCGAGAACAGCACTCTGATGAACGTAGCTGGCGAGACGCTGGCGACGTGGAAATCAGCGAAGGGCTCAAAGCGCTTTGATGCCAAGGCGTTCAAAGAGGCTCTTCCTGATACATATGCACAATTCGAAAAAGAGTCCGCCGGTTCGCGCCGGTTTCTGGTGAAATGAGGTCACAATGAGCAACATGATGGTTCCGTGGAACGACCAAGAAAGGATGGCAAATGCTATCGCAAAGAGCAATTTATTCGGCCTCAAGAGCGCTGATCAGGTTCTTGCGCTCATGGCCGTGGCGCAGGCAGAGGGACGTCACCCTGGTTCAGTGGCCCGAGACTACCACATTATCCAAGGCCGCCCGGCCCTGCGTGCGGACGCGATGCTGGCTAGGTTCCAGCAAGCCGGGGGAACAGTAAACTGGTTGAAATATGCGGACGACGAAGTGAAAGCTGAGTTTTCCCATGCCCAAGGCGGTTCTCTCACATTGTCCTGGACACTGAAGCAAGCCAAAGAGATCGGTCTTGCCGGAAAGGACAATTGGAAGAACTACCCGCGTGCCATGTTGCGTGCCCGTGTGATCTCCGAGGGAATTCGTACTGTGTACCCTGGAGTTCTCACGGGAGAGTACACCCCCGAGGAAGTCATGGACTTTCAACCCGCGCAGCAGGCTCCCAGAATTGAGGTTTTGGAAGCCGATCCCCTGAAAGAAGGGATTGCGCTCTATGTTCCTGACGCGGACGGTTCTGTGAAGGTCTACAAGTGGTGCGCTGGTGAAGATGAGTGGAGAGACACATATTTGGACCTTTTGGAGAAGGTCAGAAACGCCAAAAAAGTGCCAGAGGCTGAAAAGGCCGAAAAGCTGCACTATCTGAAAGAATACAACGAGGAAACCATCGCCAGGCTGTTTGGCGAGGAAGAGACTGAGGTGGAAAATGGCTGATTACAAAAACAAGGACGGTTCAGGCGTTCTGTTCTTCAACGAAGACAAGCGAAACGAGAAAGCGCCCGATTATAAGGGAAAGCTCATTCTCGACAGGGACTACACGAAAGGTTCAGAAGTGAAGATTTCGGGTTGGAGAAAGAAAACCCCGAAAAACCACCTTGTCTCGCTGGCCGTGGACAACTATTCCGCGAACACGGACAAGCAGTGGCCGAAACCAGTCAACGAAGACGAAACGATACCGTTTTGAGCACCATCGTTTTCGTCATTCCAGGAACGGCACGGGGGAAGCAACGCCCCCGTTTCGCTCGCACAGGACGCGTCTATACGCCCGCGCAGACGGTCAACCAAGAGGCGTATATCAAGATGCTGGCGGCAACCGCTATGCGCGGTCTTGCCCCTCTCATAGGCCCATTAGAAGCTACTTTTAGCATAAGCGTGGCAATACCCAAAAGTTTTACGGGGGAGAAGCGAAAACGAATAGAGGAAGGAAAACTATTTCCTACTTCAAAACCCGACATAGACAATGTGGTGAAATTGTTGTGTGACGCGATGAATGGCGTGGTGTACGGCGATGATATGCAGATTGTCGATCTTTATGTGAGCAAGGCGTATGCGGACGCGGGTTCAACAACGGTGATGGTATCAATGAAGGGGACGAATGATGGACACAATAGACCCGAAGGTCGCAGGCAAGTGGACTGAAGACCGCATGGAAGACATGATGATGGAGCTGGTCTCAGAAAAGGCGAAGGTGAATAGCTGGTCTCGTCATTACGTTGATCTACACAAGAAGTATGAGACTCTGTGTGACGCGCTTTACATGATTGTAGGTCTTGATGAATACGAGCGTGAGACGTGCGTGTCGATTGCTAAGGACGCCCTCAAAGAGGCAGGGGAGTGGCCGCGATGACTGACAACTATGCAGCACTATTGCGTCAAACCGCTAAACTCTATCGCGAAAGCCTAGCTGCACCCGACACAAACGATATGTGTACGTTGGCCTATCAGTGGCAAGACAAAAAGCACCGTCATGTTTGGGACTTGTGCAAAGAATTAGAAAAAGCTGCTGATTACAACGAGAAGATCAAAGCGCAGCTTGAGCTTGAAGTGGATGACCTGAAGATATGTCGGTCAGAGCGCCTTGAGCTTTACATCCGCATTGAGAAGCTGGAGGCGGAGTTACATCACTGCTTTCACCGTGTTGAAGAACTACAGGCGGCGCTGCGGGAAATTATCGTACATTGTGAAGTTCCAGCACCGCCAAATGCTGAAGCATTAAAAATGTTTGCCCGCAAAGCACTGGAGGGGAAAGATGACTGACGATTTTGTGGCAATGCTGAGGAGATACTTTCCCGCTGATATAAAACATGAGTACCCGCAAACTTGCCTTACTGAATATGAATACGAACGTCAAAAAGCCGCCGACCGCATCGAGAAGCTGGAGGCGGCGCTGCGGAATATCGCCGAAGGAGACATATCCCGCACAGTCAAGATCGCGTTTCGCGATGATGGGCAACCATCCAAAAATGACCGTTGCGAACACGGTCAATCGTTTTATGAGGACTGCGGGTGCTGCATTGAAGATTACGCCCGCAAAGCACTGGAGGGGAAAGTTGAGTGAGTTTGAAGTAGCTGCGTTTTGGTTTGTCGTCGGCGTGGTGCTGATGACTATAAGCTGGGGACTGACAAAATGAACCACACAGAAGTGCTTACCAACGCAATCAACATCCTGCGCGACAGAGACGCCAAATATGGTCCTGTTCAGGAAATGTTTGAACGCACCTCAAAGCTGGCGTCGATCATTCTGGATCGGGAAGTGACGCCATATGAAATAACCGTGATCATGAAGTGCTTGAAGGACGCTCGCAAGAAATACGACCCGATGAACGTCGATCACTACGCCGACAACATCAACTACGAAGCGTTCTCGTATCAGTTCGCCACCGCTGGAGCGGATGAAGCTGCCGAAGACGCTGTAACCGCTGAACTTGCCAAGAAGCTGGCTCCCATGATGCCCAACAACGGAGATTACAATGTCTGAAAGACGCAAAGTATTTGTAGCCACGCCTATGTATGGTGGCATGTGCACGGGCTTTTACACGCAGAGCATTTTACAGTTGCAAAATGTATTTATGCAGAATGGTGTGGAATCGGCCTTGTCTTTTGTGTTCAACGAGAGCCTGATCCAACGTGCTCGCAACAGCCTCGCGCACGCGTTCCTGAAGACCGACAGCACCCATCTTCTGTTCATAGACGCAGACCTGCGGTTTGACGGCAATGGCGTCTACAGGATGCTGGAGGCCGACAAGGACGTGATTTGCGGCATATACCCCAAAAAGGAAATTAACTGGCCGATGGTGAAGATCGCCATTGACCAAGGCATCCCGGTTGAAGAGCTGAAGTGGCACACCGGTTCTTGGGTCATCAATCTGGCCGGCTATGAAGGCTCTGCAACCGTCAATGTCAACGAACCGTTTGAGATATGGGCGGGCGGCACCGGCATGATGCTGATCAAACGCGAGGTATTTGAGAAGCTGAAAGAATGGACGCCGATCTACACCAACGACATGACTGACCTGGCGGGCACGATTGGCGAGAAGGATCAAATTTACAACTTCTTCTCACTCAGCATCGAACCCGGCACCAACCGGCTCCTGTCTGAGGACTACCACTTCTGCCGAGAGTGGAGATTGACCGGCGGCAAGATATGGGCTGCACCGTGGCTCACGCCGGGGCATGTAGGCACCTACTTGTTCGAAGGTCAGTTACCGATAGACAAGGCAAACTTGGTGGAAGAGACGCCGCAATAGCCGTCTCTGCGTGCATTGTTCACCTTGATCTCTGTGATGGTTTGGGGGGTGTCCTTGGAAGACCAAGAGACATCCTTCCAGACTTCACAAGCCGTTCCGTTAGTCGCGCTTGTGCCCGTCAGACTTGAACAGGCCATCAGGGGTGACATCAACAGCATCGCCAGCACGAACCGCATTTTCAACTCTCCTAAGAGCGTCCTTAGTAGCCGCCGCCTCGATTTCCGCAATGGCGTCAGACCTGATTTTGAAGTACACGCCGCCGAGAATGACGACAACGGCCACCGCCATAGCAAGATAGCGGCCCACAGGCGTGAAGAGCAGACTAAACACCGTGTTCCTCCATATGTTGTTTGCGGAAAAACCAAATCGCAATTCCCAGCCCGATAATGGCGGACATGATAAGGAAATTGGGGTTGCTGAATAGGCCAATAAGCTGATCCGCCGTGTCAGACGCGTCCTGAGCCTGCGCGGCAACCTGTTTCGCAACACCCAAACTTCCGAGGCCAGCCGTAACCAACGCCGCGTTACCTTGCGAACTGTTCGCCATTGTTGGCACAGGGACAGGATCAGCAGTTGTACGTTGTTCATGTTCATCCGCCGTGGGCGCTTCGTTCTCGTTGGATGCTTCGATAGCGTCAGCCGCAAGCCACCAGTTTGCCTCCGCTTGACGACGGCGCACGAGGCCGGGAAGGACTTTACCGCCCGCCTTGTTGAACTTGGCAAGTTCCGAAGGAACGTCCTGAAACTGTCCGGCGTTGATCTTTCTGAGCATCGTAGATGTCGCAAGATTGCGTTCACCTTCGTTGTAGACAAAATCCACAAGGACATCGAACTGATGCTGCGTCAAAGGCTGTTTAACCAGCTTGTTGACCGAGTTCTCATATTGCACAAGGTCACGGCGAAGAATGTCGTTGGCCTGCTGCTGCGTAATGATCGAATTGTCGGTGATCAGTGGCGCACCAGCGGCGTTTGTGTGTCCATAACCTATTGTGCAGATGCCGCGCGGGCAGCGATACGCTTTCAGTTTGCAACCTTCAAACTGTTTGAGAAGGGCGTTCATGCCCTCTGGGCTCATTTGCACGGGCGTACTCCTAGTGGACGAGGGAAATGACAGCCAAGAGGCCGCAGATGAGGACGACAACGAGCAGCAGGAAAGCAGAGCCCCAAACCATGACATCGTGCATAAGTTGTTCTTGTTGTTTCTGGGCTTCCAAGGCAGCAGCTTTCTGATCCTTTTTGATTTGGGTCGTAGCAGCAACCACCTGGTCCCAAGCCGCCAGTCCGAATTCGCCAACGAAGTGGTTCTTCAGGTCCGCCATCATGGCGTCGGCTTCAGCCTTAGCCGCATAAGCTTCCATCGCAACCTGTTGGGCGGACTTTCCTGCGGCGAAATTTCTTTTGGGTTCTGCGGCGGCGCGAGTAATCGCAGCAACGCTGTCGAACAGCGAGCCAAGGTCTCCAGCCATTCCCTGTAGCTCTTTGCCAACGGCAATACCGGCCTTGATGGCCTCGTAGCTACCCTTGGCAAGAGCAAGTATTGTAAGCGGGTCCATTTACCGACATCCCCATCTGCGACGAGCCGCCTTACCACGCTCTCCCTTCCACTTTTTTGAACGGGCGCAGAAGCTTTTATGACGACCGCTTTTGGGGTCTTTGGTGGGGGCCTTCAGCTTCGAGCCGGTCGCCTTGTTGTACTTGCGCCGACCCTTTTCGGTGAGACCGCCCCCAGCCTTCACCGACTGCTTTTCTCCCCGTCCAACACTGAGGGACGGACCAGACATTATCGCCTCTCTGTCTTCTTCGATTTGCGGAATGCGTCGGCTTTTGGGGCGCCCTTGGAGCCGGGTTTGCGCATACGCTCACCACTGCCCGCCTTGATGCGGCGGCGCTTGGCGTTGATGTTTGCGTACAAGCCTCGCTTTGCCATCAGTAGCCCGCCGCTGTCACTTCGTTAGCAACAAGAACGCCACCAATGTTGACGCTAACGACAGCAGCCGTTGCAGCACTAGAGGCAATTTGGAACCTTAAATCGGTTCCAGCTACGTATGCGTATGGAAAATGACGTTGCACTTCATAGCTCGTATTAAAAGGAGTTTGCACAACTATACGTTGCACTCCCGACGACAAGTTAGATACGGCGCGGTATGTTGTGTAGTTCGAGGTGTTGCCGTTGAACGACGAATACGCGCCAAAGCGCCAGGCTTGATACGTGTATCCCGTAGGAACCGTATAGACCGCCATCTGGCTAATTCCAACGCTGCCCGCCACGCCGTTGATTGTTGCCGTGTTGATCTGGGCATACGTCACGCCGCCATTGGTTAACGTCACCGTGTTGGCCGGGTTGGTCGCGCTTCCTGTTGCAACGAACATGCTGTTGATGCGGAAGTAAGCATTGACGGTTGATACGCCTGTCGCCCCATTGAGCACAAGGTTTTCCGTCAGAATGTTGTAATTTGCATCGAGGCCGACAATCGTGATGGTCGCGGTGTCTCCTGCGCCCCCCGTCAAAGTCATGGTGGTGGCGGACGAAGGAAACACATAGTCAGCCGTCGCCATGTTCTCCCAAACCGTGCGGAACAAGCCCGCAGTAGCCGGGGTGGTGCCATAGCCAAAGATGTTCTGAGCCGAATGATACGGGACTTGGCCTCTAGACACTTGCAGCTCAAACGGCTCAGACCGCCCGTGCTGGGTCATCGAGAAGGTTGACTGTGCCATTAGACGCCACCCTTCTCCGGCTTGCTGACGGGACTGTTCTTGGTGTCGCCAGGGCGATTAGAATAGTCCCAGACAGCCGTAAAGCCCCCGAGGGGAGACTTGCCGGGGGTGAAGCTGTTATGCCCATGCCCCATAGTGTCCTTGACGCTCTGAGGCTTTATGGCCTTTGCGGGCCAGGCGGGTTCATTCAAGTTCTTGTTGCTGAGGTCTTTCACGGGCAGGCTCCTTCTTAGGTCCACGCGTTTCTTTGGTAAGGCTTGGGATGTAGACCAGCACCGCAAACCCTACGGCGATGTATAGGCGCTCCATCGACGGAGCATACATGGCCCAAGCAGCGAGACCGAAAGTCATCCACAAACCCATGAGGGTCAGAAGTCGAGCTGTAACGACGGCCAAGGCCGTGCGCACGAGCGCTATAACAGAAGCATCCCCTATCATGTCTTGTCCCCAACGTTTGTTGCGTCGGCATTAGACATCATCCTCTGTCAGAAAGCCAGAGCCATAAGCTTCGTCAGACATTTTCTGTTTAATCTTTTCTAAATTCATTGCACGATCTATTACCTTAAGCTTTACCTCAAGGTCTACAGACGCGTCCAACATGACCGCTTTCAGGAGGTCGCTGACGGCCTTCTCAAGGTCAGGGTTAATGCCGCTCTGCTTCTTGCTCACTTCTTCTTTCCCTTGCCCGACTTGCGAGCCGTGCTGAGAGCAATTGCCACGGCCTGCTTCTGAGGCTTACCGTGCGCAATCTCAGTGCGGATATTCTTAGAGATCGTAGCTTTGCTGGTGCCTTTTTTGAGCGGCATGATTGTCTCCGTTATTATTCATCTTTACCCAACTGAGTAGAGATGGTGGTTGGGACCGTTAACGCGGCAGGAGCAAGCGAGCCAGGCGTTTGCAGCAACGGGTTTGTCGCTCTTTGAACTGCTCGTGCAGCGCGAGAGCGAGTAAGCAGATTGACGCCGGGAATTTCCGGTATCTTTCCCAGCAACTCATCAATCAAGTGCGATTTGTCTCGGCTGGCGGAGCCGACAGGTTCCCATCTGGCTCGCATGTTGATGTTGCGCCCAATTTCTCCAAGTTTGTCCAGACCTTGAGGTTGCATTTTTCTGAAAGTTTCTGGCCTTTTAGCAAGCACATCGCCAAGTTTCTCAAGGCTGATGTCGCCACCTTGGATACCTTCATTGCGCATCAAATCTTCTAACACGATTGTGTTTCGATATTGAGGGCGAAGAATATTCAGTTCTTTTGCAACATTTGGGTAAAGACGAGCAATAGACCCGTCAATTTTGTCGACAAGCTCATATATGTAATGAGCATCTTGCGAGGAACTGCGACGAGCCAAAGCGGTCATATCGTTACGAATGCGCTGAAGAGCTTCGCCTTCAATTTGAAAAGTGCCTGGGCGACCGCCCGACGCCATCAAGCTATCATAAGCGTTGACAATGTTATCGGCAGTGCTTTTCACAGCGCCAACTCGTACATTGGACGGAAGAGCCGACTCAACGTCACGAATTTGCCTAATGGCGTCTATGGCTGTTTGATCTATGTTGAAATTTTTTCCAACATAAATTTTATCAAACTTCTGGCCTAAATCAGCAAATCGTTCAGAGATGAATTTATCACCTATGCCAAAATCTTTTTCTGGGCTGATTTTGCCGGTTGACTCGCTTGCCAACTTGTTTGCAAGTTCTTGATTTGATTGCTCGTATCCTATTGCGCCCTTAGAGGACAGGGTTCCCTCTGCTCGCACTTGAGCAGGAGACAATTTGAAACCTAGCTTTTCAGCAGACTTTGCGGCGGCTTCTCTTATAGCGGGAGTGTATCCCAGCACTGTACGGCCTAGAGAGCGGGCCAAGCCGGGAAGCCCAGGGCCAATACCGCCAATAATTTCTCCGGTTGTTTTATAACCAGAAACTTCCTCTTTTGGCTCTTTGACGCCCACCCATGAAAGAACGCTTTCAACTTCCTTTTGTGTTGGGAAAATTGTTTCTCTTCCGAAAACAGTGCCGCGTTCTTCGGGCGTTGAATAACCAAGATATTCAGGAACTGTATGCGCAAGAAAGTGCTCGGTTTCTCCAGGTGCGCTGATCAATCCGGTTGCTGTTCCATAAGCCAATCCACCCAGCTTTTCACCAAAGCTAGGCTCCGAAGGCGTTTCTTGAGCAGAAACAGGTTTAGCCGTTGATGGGTCAAAACCACCAACAGGCTTTGCAGTTGAAGGATCGAATGGCATCAGTCTTCAACCTCCACCCAAGTTCCGTTTCTTTGAACCGCTTTATTGCCTTGTGCGTCTTGATGAACTTGTTCGCCAGGGTTTGCTTTTTGTTTAGCTGCGGCGGGTGCAGACGGCTCGCTTTGAACTGGAGCTGCAAGCGGCTGAGCCTTTCTTTCTTCAGAAGGAAGAGCGCTTTGCATCAGATCGCTAAACTTTTTCTGGCTCTTGCCTTTTGATCTCATCTGCTCGTCTTGAGCATTTTGCACGTCTTTTGCAGTGATTGGAATTGCTTTTGCAAATTCTTTTTGAGCCCGATCATAAATATCTAAAATTTCGGGCGGAGTATTTGGTTTTGCCCTAAGAACTTCAAGCCCGCGTTCAAAAGTGCCCCTAAGCATAGCAAGGCGTTGAAGGGCAGTGAAGCCCTTGTCCCCTTCTGCAATTGTAAACTGGCGAGCCCATTGATTAGCTGCGGTGTCTGTAACTTGACGACCTCCACCCATAACTTTTGCGGCTTCTCGGCCCATCGTCATCATTATATCGTTGTAACGCTGAGTGCTTTCTTTTGTCAGCCCATTGGCGAGCGCTTCTAATGGTGCTTGGAACAATGAAGTAGGTTTCCCCCTCATTCCAAACACACCAGAAGTCGCAACTGGCAAATCTTTTAACAAGCTAGTTTGATATGCGGCTTCATTGATTGCTAAATCGACTTGCTGTTGAAACGATTTTACCAATGGAGACCCGCCCGCAGCGCCTTTGGGAATGGGCTGATAGCGTTCAGGGTTTTCACTTATCTGTGCTCGTGTAGCAAACGTGCTTTTGCCCGTCTGCGTGTCTATCACTGGTGTCGGCGCAGCTTGTGACAATTTTTCTTGGGCAGCCAACACATGATTGTTGGCTTCATCAAGCTTGCCCAACAAGAACGCAGCCCCGTTCTGACGAACAAGAGCCGCAGGTTCAGGCCCCATAGCAACCGCAGCTTCTTCAGCCTTTGCAACGCCAGCCTGATAGTTGGTCTTCATCATGTCAATTGCGTCGGCCAGCTTCTGACGAGAAATCTTGTAATTAACGTCCCACTCTTTCATGGACGTATCGTACTTCTGTTTCTCAAATTCAATGCGGGCCTTGTTGCCTTCTTGATAGCCCTTCATCACGCCAGTCATGGCATTCATGGCATTCACGCCGCTCATCATGCCCTTGGAGCCAAGCAGAATGCCCGCAATGGGGAGAATGGTCGCAAGACCCATCAAACCTTCATGAGTGTCGGGCGTGATGTTCATTTTAGGAGGCGGAGCCATCTTGTCCATCGCCGCCTTCTGCTCTTGCATTCCGGCGTACATTGTTTGGGCCGCGTCTGATTTTCCTTTAGCAAGCGTCTCTTCCTGCTTGCGCTTAGAAGTCGCAGTTTCCAAAGCAGCTTGCTGGCTTTGCTTGTACAGACGCTCAAAAGGATCGGCGAAGGCCTTCATAGGGCCTGTTTTAAGGGCCTGAAAAGCGCCGATCTCGTCAGCAGTCGAAGTGTATTGCTGCGGCGCAGGCTGGGTCTGAATATCTGTGTCTGCCATGTTTCACCTTTAACCGCGACCGTACATCATTGCGAGCATTCCAAGCATACCCGTTGCTGCCTGACCGGCTTGCTGCGACAACGCCATCTGAGTATTGATGCCTGTGGTAGTGCCAGAAAGCTGGTTTTGAATGGCTTGACCAATAAGCGGCGTACCCGCCCCAAGAAGCTGAAGAGCCATCGTCTGCTGATTGGCAAGAAGCCTCTGACGAAGGTCTTCTACCGATCGGCCTGCTTGTGCCGCTGCTACGCCACCAGAAGACGCGACCTGTTGAGCCGCCTGAGCCTGACCGGCCTGGAGCTGTTGCTGCTGAGCGGGAGAAAGGGCACCTGTAAGAGCCTGCGCAAGCTGTGTGCCGCCCTGCTGCATAAAGGGTTGAGCAAGCTGTGTCTGTTGCTGCGCAGCCGTGTCGTAAGCGTTCTGAAGTTGCTGGGCCGCACTTTTCCCCTGTTGTTGCGACCGCAGATAATTTAGGCCCAAACCACCAAGACCAAGAGCCGCAATCAAATCTTTGGTGCCAAGGGTTCCAAACGGGGTTTGAATGCCGCCAGCAGCCGTTGGAGCTGCAACGCCGCCAGCTCCCGCAACTTCCTTTTGAAATTCTTCAAACGACGGCGGTTGGTAAAGACCACCAGGTTTATTTGAGTCTCCAGTTAAAGCTGCAACATCTTGTGCAACAGGAGCGGCAGAAGATGGAGCGTTTTGGGCACCAAGCATTTGCAATGTCAGCGCATCGTCCCTGGGGCTGCCCGACTGCACAAACTCAACAGGAGACGTATCCCCATACGCCTTTGCGGCTACGTCTGCGGGCAAAGGCTGCCCTGCTGTTCGGTAAGCATTTTGAACATCAGGGTTCGCGGAAGCGTATTGGCCGGGGATTGTAAACCCACCGCCTAAATCAGGTTGAAATGTTCCAGCATATTCAGATGCTTGGAAAGGTTGCTGAAACGTGTTGTAAACCGGAGTTTGATACAAAGACCCGTCTTGAACGCTTTGAACATTTTGCATCCCAGTTGTGTAATCTGCGCCGCCATAAGAGACAGGCGCTTGTGTGACAGCCTCGGGCGTGTAGGACGGCGCAGAAAAATTTGCGCCTTGCTGGGCCATAGGTGTCGAGTCGAAGAGGCCGCTGAAATCGAACCCGTCATCAAACTCAGGAAGCCCTGTGTCTGGATTGATGGTTCCAGACCCGCCCCTTGCCTTCAGCATAGCAGCTTCACGCGGCGTGATGTGCGCCAGCATGGTATCGCGGCCACGGCCCTTCTTGCGCAGCTCTTCAGCGGCCATCCGCAGGGGCAGGCGGGATATGTCGGTCTTGAGGACTTTCGCGAGGGTCTTTGCCATTACGTCACCGTGCTTCCGACATCCCTGAGGGACTTATCCGTTGAACTCCAGACGTTCTGCGGACCCTTGTCTTCCGACGACCCGCCGAGAACCGGACCACCGGGACTATAGCTCAAACCGGGGGCGGCGAACAGAGCCGACCCCAGTGCGCTTGGCACTCCAGCCGCTTGGAACCCGCTGACGCCAGATTGTGTCGGGTAGCTTACCGAGGTTGATCTTCCAGATGCCGGGAATGCTTGACCAAGGCCATAGCTCACAGCGCCGCCAAGAGCGGATGAGCCAAGCTTGTTCAACCCCAAAACATCCGAGGCCGCGCCGCTTATCCCGCCAGACGCACCACTAATAAGGCCCGTCCTGAGAGCTGAACTCAGGTTTGCACCGCCTGCCAATGCACCAGCCGTGCCTCCAGCAAGGCCACCCAAACCCTTTACAGCTCCTGCTCCAGCGGCAGTAGACCCGCCAATGTTGGGCTGCATTGGACCTTGCACATCGGCAGCAGGGCCGGAAAGAGCACCACCAACAAGATTGCTGACGCCTCCGGTGACGCCGCCGCCCACAAGCCCGCTCTCAATACCTTTTACCACGTTCCCGCCTGTTATCTCAGCGCTTACACCACCGCTGATGCCGCCAATAAGCGCCCCGCTGGCCGCTGATGCCGCCGCACCTGTAATGCCAAGGTCAGTTACCGCCGCAGCAATAGCTCCGCCAGCAAGTTCTGAGATGCCAAAGCCTATGATCGCGGGAAGTATCGGCATTACAGGTCCAACTCATATTTGAAAGACGGAACCATCTGCCCGCCCATCATGCGTTGAGATTGGCTTATCTTAATCGGCAAACCGGTTCTTTGCACCAGCCGATTTACCGAAGGGTTTTCGGAATAGCTGATCATCTTTTTGAAACCCATCTGCTTGAGCGTGTTGGGCACTTTTTGCCACCGCTCAACCACTTGATCAGGCTGCTCAATCGTAGCCGTATGCAACTCAACCATTTGATTGGGCATTGGCTTGAGCACAAACACCGTATTGTGCATCTTCAGTAGCTTGACAATACCCTTTTTTTCCGCCACCGACAACTGAGCTGCGTACTGACGAGGATCAACGCCTGGGTATTCCTTGCCAATCGACTGCATCACAATGTCGGCAATCGGCACTTCTTTGTTTTGAGATTTTGTTTTGGGGGCGCCACGAGGCGTCAACCCGGTCTGAATGGTGTTGGTTTTGATCGGGTTTGGGATGAGTGGCTGTACCATCAAGTAACTCCCAAAGATGCCGCTATTTGCGTGTGGATCAGGTAGTGCTGGCTAATCCACTCGTAAAAATCATCTTCTCGCCTAAAGTCCGCGTCCAGCATGTTGAACGGGTTGCTCAGATTTAGCACAGCAGCAAAATACTGGTGTTCGTTTTGATGAGCAAGTAGCCAGTCGTCAAAGTTGTCAAAGTCAACGTCCGTAATCGGGTATCCAGGCGGAACAGCGCCAGCCGCAATCAAAGTGTCCCTGAACAAAGTATGTTGCAACGAGTTCTCGAACAGAAAATCTTTCATCCCGTCCTTGTCACCGAAGACAACGCTTGAGAGGTTGGTGAAGTTCATGGCTTGTCCGCCTTGTTGTCAAGCTTGTTAAAGATTTGCTTGAGAATGTCCTTCATCTCCAAGATGTCGGCCCGGTAATCCGTTTTGTGGACATATTCGGTGTGAAGTTCGCGTTCAATCTCTTTCATGTCTTCCTGAAGAGCGCGCAATGAGTCCCAGATGACCTTCAACACCCACCCAATGATGGCTCCAAACCCAGCGATAAGGATGTTGACCATATCTTGCGACATCAGAAAGTCCCCGTTGCGCCGTTGACCGACATTATGCGCTCCAAGGAAGAGTCGGTGTCACCACCGGAGGATTAGCCTGATTGGCGATATTGGTGGCAAGATTCGCCTCGATGCTGGCAACCTGTTCCGCGCCAAGAGCCGCCTGAACCCAACCAACAACTTGTGACTGCGTAAGCTGTGCGTAAGGCGTGTATGGCGAGCCAGAAACGTAGGTCACGCCAACCGTGCCGTAGCTGGTGGCGTTGTGTGTGCCGTCCGTCGCGTTGACGCGCCAATGAACAGTGAAAACCACATCCGTCTGCCCTTCGGCCTGCGGATAGCAATCCATCTGCTCAATAATCCATGTGTTAGTGATACTCATTATTTAGCCTCCAACGCAGCGATGCGGGCGGTAAGTGCGTCGTTCTTGGCAGACAGTTCCTGTATTGCGGCGACAAGATGCACAACAATCTTGCTATAGTCTACACTTTGAGGCTTGATGCTTCCATCTTCTTTGACCGCATTTTTTTCGCCAACAACAGCATTTGGGAGAATAGCCTGAAGCTCATGAGCAATAAACCCATCACCGTAGCTGTTGTCTAGATTCCACTTATAAGTTACTGGCCGCAAGGCTAGAACTGTACTTAACCCAGAAGCCATTGGCTGGACGCTATTTTTCAAGCGATAATCAGAAGACGTGTTAAAAAATGCACTCGTGCCGTTAGTGGTAATTGATCCGACGGCAGATGGCGTTGAACTCAAACTACCATAATAGAAAATTAAATAAGTTCCTCCAGTGTTGTCTTTTTGCAGATAGAACCCATCAACATTGCCGCTCGTCCCAAGAGAAAGCTGTCCATTTCCATGGGCATTTATGCCAGAACCGCCTCCATATCCAACGTTACCGTTAGTAGTTCCAATCAACAAATTGCCGTTTGAAGCAATTCGCATACGTTCGGAGCTATTTGAAACCCATGTGAATGCGCCAGCAGGCGTCATGCTGTTTACAAACAGCGCGTTCGTCTGATCCCAATACTGGTAATACTTTACAGTTCCGCTGTTAGCCCAAATAGCGGTGGTAAATTGAGATCCATCATTATCCAGCGTCAGTTCACCGCCATTTCCCGCCTTCACATGCAATTTGGCTAATGGAGAAGTCGTCCCAATCCCAACATTCTGCGACGTATCAATCGTCATCGCAGTCGTGCCAGCGGACTGGACCGTCAAGTTCGTAGCAGCAGGGCTAGTGACGGTTGGAACCGTCAACGTGCCCGTCAACGTGGGG